AAACCTGTCCAATATATCTTCGGACGTTAAATCTAATAGCTCAATCAAGTCTACTTCATCGAACTGTATTAGTCTTTCTTTTAGTTCAGGGAGCGTCAGTGGTTTCATGCTTCTCTAGTTCCTCTATTTCCATGACTGCTAATGTAGCATACCCGCTTATGTCTCGCCAAGAATCATCATAATAATAATTACCATTGAGAATCCTAGCAATCTTGTTAGCGATCATGTCTAAACTTTCTCTAGCAAATGCTGGCATGATCTTGTAATTAGGCGAGTCTTGCATTACCTTCTTAATGTCCTGACTGATCCGACTGACAACACTATATTGTCCGTACATATCTTCACGAACGTTCAGTAGTTCTCTTACTTCCATATTGTCTCCTCAAATAAGTTAGACTGATAGGCATCTCATCAAAGCTACCATCCTGCACTTCATTTAACATCCAGACACCCGACCAGCTACCGTTAGTTTGCGGTGTCAAGTAATCCTCATCGTGTTGATAGCAGATACCTGCAAAGATACCAGTGATTCTAGTTCCATCGGCTCTCTTACTAAATGCTATAGCTCTATCCTGAACATGACCCATTATGCAACTCATGTGTTTCTTTTGCAATAGTAGATTAGGACTAGATACTGAGCGTCCCATCACTCCTGATGTAAAGTAATGTGAGTAGGCAATGTTGTCAATGACACATACTTCCAAGAAGTCTTTAACTTCCCAACCGTACTGTTCTAAATTGAAATCACTATAACCTATTAGACCTTCGAGCTTGCGATCTGAGTTAATAGCTCTCTCAATACGTTGCTCATGGTTGCCTATTAGAAAGACAAGTCTGGGATTCCATAGTTTCTTTCTGTTCTTTCTAAGTCTATTGACTTCAGCAACGATAGGCTTCATCAGTCTTGTCATGCCTAAGTTACCAGCAGTGATATCCGATTGATATGTCCTACCCTCAAATGCTTTCTTACCTATGTCATAAACAGATAAGCTAGGCATATCCCAGTGGTCTCCTAGATGGACAATAACGTCCGGCTTCTTATCTGCTGCGTACTTACCTACCCACTCTAAATGTTCGATAGGATATCCTGGTTTACACTGGGTGTCAGGGATTACGAGGTGTCTCATGCTGCTCCTTTAGCAGTTGTATGAAATATTCTGCATCTATTACTACCAACGGTTTAGAATAATTCTGTTTGATTACAACAACAGGCTGCCTATCTTCAGGGCAGTTGTCTAGGGCTTGAGAATAGAAAGAGTATACGCCTATTGTGCTTCTTGATTTACACTCTATTGATATCCCTAACTTATCTCCTGCCGACTGAGAGAACTGAATGTCCTCACCGCTAGCACCCATACTTGTTGACCTTACATCGGACCTGGAAAAATCGAATTGGTCGATGAGTAAATCTCTAAACCATTGCTGGAGTTTCCTGCCTTTTGCTTTTGCGCTTTGGGTTTTGATGGTTTCTTCCTTCCTAAAAGTTTATCAAGTTTGAATCGTTTGATCTTCTTGATCCATCCTTTAGGAATGTGTATCCTAGCATTGGACTCCAGACCAGAAAAGCAAACAGCAATCGTGATTGCCTTCTTGTCTTCTGCTACAATGAAGCCCAGAGTATAGACACAGTGAATGTCTGTACTTTCTGTTAGCTCCCAGCCAGCATCTGCACAAGCATCATCCCATTCTATATAAGCTACTTCAGGGACGGCAACCAGATTTGATCCTTCTTTCTTCTTATCCATAGTAGTTGCGCTCTCTCAGTTAGTAACTCAAGGTTATCCTCATACGCCTCTAGGACGGCAGCGAATAATTGTCTCTCGTTATGACAATCCTTTAGAATCTTCTCGGCTTTCTTCGGACCAATGCCATGTAATCCAGGTATGTTATCGACCCGATCACCTGTTAAGATTTGCGTGTAGAAATTCTTGATGGCTTCAGCTTCTGTAATATAGTACAGAATATCCTTGACAAAGTTGTAGTGCCATCCCCTCAACATATCAAGGTCTTTATCTAACGACATGATGCAAAAGGCTCCAGCTCTCATACCATAAGCTGCGATACCTATTGCATCATCCGCTTCTTCACCTTCGACTAACTCAAAGCCCCACTTCTCAGTGAGGTAGTTACGTAAGGACTCGTAATGATTAGGCTTTCTAGCGTCACTACGATTCCCTTTGTATTCTTTTTCGTTAGCTATCTGGTATCTAAAATTGGAACTGCCAGTGATGTAACCTAAGAAGTCGTCAACGTAGTCAGGGCGGATAAGTTCCTGAATGTAGTTACCCATCCGACTAATTGCAAACTTTTCCTCATCGTCATCACTAGCAAATCCAATACGGTAGACAAGGATATCCCCGTCAATCAGAGCAGTTGCATTCTCCAATGACGGGGTAGCCATTACACCGCTTCCATCGCAGCTAACTCAGAGCTAGTGCTACTGCCTCCTGGGTTATACTCAATGAGGTTTGTTACTACTACTTCAAGAACTCCTGCTGATATCCCTTTCTTACCTTTGTAGTTGTAGGAATAAGGAGCAATCACAGCAACACATTCAGATCCGTTACCGATCTTACCATCAATCTCTTTACCTTCTGTGTCAACCACTTTGATGGGATAGTTAGACTTACAGGTAACATAGTATTGTTGTAGGTCTTTATGTTTAACATCGAGCATTGCTTCATCCTGAAGTTTCTGCACTGCTGTCTCAGACAACTGCCCGATATCCATGCCATACCTACCATCATCATAGGGTTCAGCATGACGTGACCAATACACTTGACCTTTTACTTTAACTGGTTTCATTTAGTTTCCTTTATAAGTTAGTGAGTCGCTGCCCAATTAGTTCCTACTTTAAATTCCCCGTCCAACGGACAGCGTAGCCTTAGACGGATTCCTGCTTGACGGATGGATTGTACTGCTAGGTGTCCAACCGTTTCTGCATCTTCTGGTGTCGTTTCTAACTGCCATTCATCATGCACATTAGCCACGAACTTAGCATTGAGTTTACCACCAATTAACTTTCTATGCAACAGTATCAGTGCCTGTTTCATAACCACTGCACCTGCACCCTGCAACAAGGTATTCAAGGCTGCGTGTTGGGATCGGATCAATAGTCTACGTCCATCCAAACCAGGCAACCATTCCTTGACAGCCAGTCTTTCTACCTTATCTCTGAGCTTCTGTAATGCTGGTGTGTTCTTGAGGAAACTACTAATCAACATCTTACCCTCACGTTCTCCACCACCTACAATCGAACCTATCTTAGCAGGACCAGCACCATACAGGAACGCATAGATAAACGTCTTAGCTTGATCCCTATTGGTTAGCCCTGCTGCCTGCATATTCTTGGTATGGATGTCGCCCTCTAGTATCTCTTTGGTATAGGCTGGATCATCCATATAGTGTGCCAGCATCCGTAACTCTAAGCCACTAGCGTCAGCACCTAGTAGTACATTACCGTCCTCTACCGTCCATACTGATCTACATTCCTCACCGTACTCGCTACCAACCCTAGGTACTTGAGCTAGGTTAGGGGTACTGTGTGTCATTCGTCCTGTGATCGCTCCGTTGGTTCTGATCTTACAATGTACCCGTCCGTCTTCATCAGCATTTTCAATCCATGACGCAACTTGAGCCACCCGTTTCTGAATGAGTAGGTAGCGGAGTAAGGACTTAGCTTCAGGTCTGTCAATAGTTTGTAATACTTTCTCATCTACTACCACCGTTCCTTTCTCAGTATGTTTCTTAGGTTTCCATCCAAGAGCCATCATCCTCTCCGCTATCTGCTTCCGGCTACCAGGATTGAATACCTCTACCTTATCCTGCAATTTCCTACCTGTCTTGTCGCTGTATCTCTCAGTAACAATCGGTTTAAATATCTGCTGTAGCTCGGCTTCAATGTCTATAAGGGTTTGTTGCCAGTCAGACAGCATCGCCATAGCTTTCGGAACATTTAGTTTGAATCCTGCTTCTTCCTGCTTTTTGACGACAACAGCAACCTCATGTTCCAGATCGGTTGAAATACCCCAATCCAATAGATCATTGCTAAGTCTTTCAAAAAGGACATGGGTAATCTCCACATCCTGGATACAATACTCCACCATCTCTTGAGATAAACCGTCATTGAAGTCACTGAAGTCCCCTTTTTTTAGCCCTAGTCGTACGCCCCAAGCATCGAGGCTGTGTCCTTTTTCGATCACGGGGTTTAGCAACCTTGACATGATCAACGTATCTCGTTGTGGGTTCAATTCGTAGTTCAAGTTCCACACCTTCTTCAATACAGGTAGGTCGAACCCAATGATGTTGTGTCCAATCAATAGGTCTTGACTTCCTATGTACTGGCGTAATTCGTTTGCTCTTTTCCATACCTTGACTTCTCCGCTGTCAATATCTTTAGTAACTGCGCACCAAATCTCTTGCGCTTTCATGTCAGTTTCTATGTCAATAACTAATCGTTTCATGTCTGTAAGTATAATCCAAAGTTTCCAAGACAGAACCCAACAAAAGTAATTGCTAGTCCAGTTTGTCCTTTGATTAAAAGATCAACAGCTATAATTAAATATACCACAGCTATCAGTAGAATCAACCAGCTTGACATATAGCTCTCCCTATCAGTTCTGGTATCTGAGGAACAACTGCATTACCTAACTGTTTAAGTCTGTCCACCCTATTGGGAATCCCATGAGCCACTCTACCCACGTCGGGTTCAGTTGCCCACCAGCATGAGTAGCTAGGGTCTTTGAGTTCCTTGCTAATTCTGCTGGAGACTTTCCATTGTCCTTCCAATCCCTCGCTGTTGGAGTTGGATATAGTTTCGGATGCCTCACTTGATCCTGTAATCGAAGCTGTCTCTGATGACCTGATGCTCTCTTCCAATTCCCTTTCGCCATCTCTTCCAATACTTCCTGAGATACCGTCCCACCTTGAACTGTCTCTGGGGTACGCCACAATCCAGATTCTGTCCCTTCGGTGAGGCGCACCAATACTGGCAGCGGTGATACAGTGCCACTCTGCATCGTACCCGATCTCATTGAGTGACCTGAGAACTTGGTCCAGTCCTCTATTGCGAAGGGCTGAGACGTTTTCGATGATCGCCCACTTCGGTTTGATTTCTTTGATGAGTCTGTGGAATTCCCACCAGAGTCCTGATCTTTCGCCTTCAAGTCCTGCTCCTTTTCCTGCGAGGCTGATGTCTTGGCAGGGGAATCCGCCACAAATAACGTCAACTGTTCCATCTATATCTGTTCCTTTCAGTGTGGTTACGTCATCAAATATAGGTACGTCTTTCCAATGCTTTCTTAAAACTTCTTGACATTTCTTATCTACCTCACAGAAAGCAACAGTCTTCATGCCAGCACGTTCAAGTCCTAAACTGAACCCACCTATACCACTAAACAAATCTAATACGTTCATAAGGCATCCTCATCAAACCGTTCTAACATCCTACCAGTTTGCTTATTGTAAAGCAACCGACAGG